CTGAAAAAGCATTTATTGAACAAACTGAAAGAGTCCTAGCAACTATAGAATGTGTTCCAATGAATGGGATAATCACAGTAGAAACTACGCCAAACGGTATGAATCATTTCTACGATGACTGGATGGACGAAGGCTCAAATTATAGTAAATTATTTTTCCCCTGGTTCCTTCACGATGAGTACAAAATTGACCTACATGATTTAACACCTAAGCAATATACAGCTGACGAAAGAACTTTTATCGACAGAGCTAAACTGCGTTACAAAGTATCTATTACTCCAGAGCAAATTGAATACAGAAGATTTAAACAGCAAGAGCTAAAATATATGTTCAAACAAGAGTATCCTGAAGACGATGCAACTTGTTTTCTGACCTCAGGAAATGCACCCTTTGATTTAGAAATTATTAAAAGAATGTATGACGATGCGCCCAAGCCAATAGAAGAAATCGACGGAATTAAAATATACGAAAAACCAAAGGGCTTAATATATGTTATAGGTGCAGATCCGGCAGAGGGAGTTAACGGTGACGCCTCGGCTGCGCACGTATTTAAAGTCTCAGCCAATATTTATGAACAGGTTGCCTCGTTTAGCTCTAAGCATTTAAGACCCTCAGAGTTCGCAGATAAGCTAATTCAAATGGCTAATATATATGACAGGTCCTATCCAGGTCCGCTCATTGGAGTAGAAAGAAATAATCATGGGCATGCGGTGCTATTAAAACTTGATGAAATTCTAGAATACACAAACATATACCGCACGAAAAAAGAAAATAAGAAAACAGAAATAGAAGAAGTAAAATTAGGCTGGCCGACAGACCGCATTACAAGACCTTTAATGATGGATGCATTTATTGAGGGAGTAGAGTCAGGATCTGTAATTCTAAATGATCGTGAGACTTTAGGCGAGTGCCTGACATTAATTAATAATGACGGCAAAATTAAAGCTTCTGATGGAAAGCATGACGATTTAATCATATCTGCGGCAATTTCTATCCAGATGTGTATTGAAGAAGGCAAATTAAACATCTACGATAACATTGCAAGCAAGATAAAAAGCTAACAGAGGATATGTAGTGGCAAAAGAAATAGAAGCAGAAGCCGTTTCTCCAGAAGCATCTCCAAAATCACAGAAATCCCAATCGTCAGAAGTAATGAAGGGCTTATATTTCGGAACCGAAGAGCAGTCGTTTCAGGTATCTACATACCATCCAGACTCTTTTAGAAAACCGTATAACCCAGACCAATACGTAGCTAAAGATTATACCTATGGCATTTATGAAAAAATGATGGAAGATGACCAGGTATCAGTCGCCTTACAATTAAAAAAAGACATAGTCATCGGCTCAGGCTGGCATATATCCAGCGCAGACGATGATATTAAAAAACAACTAGAAGCATTATTAGAAGACGAAGTCGAGAGACCTTTGTCTGAAATACTACAAGACATAGTCCAATGTTATGAATATGGATTTAGCTTATCGGAGAAAATATTTAAAAATACTACAGACGGAATGCTGGCGTTGAAAGATATCAGGCCTAGACATCCGTCTAGCTGGCTACTACACACAGACGATCACGGCAACATTACAAGATTTGAACAACGCGGGCCACGTGGATCTATAGACGTAGAACCATCTGCGCTAATACATTATCCGAATAATATGCGTCATCAAAACCCATACGGACGTTCTGATTTATATACGGCGTATCAAGCATGGATGACAAAGCGTCACATAACTAGATTCTATTCTATATTTTTAGAGAACGCTGCAGGAGCTAAGCCAGTAGCTAAATATGACCGTCGCGCTCCGGCTAGCGCAGTACAAGATATTTTTGACGCGATTAAATCATTTCAAACTAAAACAGCTCTAGCTATACCGAAAGATTTTGAAATTGAGTTTTTGGAGGCTAAAAATGATGGCGAATCCTATATTAAAGGCATTAATTTATTTAATATGTTTATCGGGCGCGCTTGCTTTATCCCAGACCTTCTTGGTTTTTCTGGCGGAGAAAGCGGTGGGGGTTCTTTCGCACTAGGGAAGGAACAAGTAGGATTATTTTATAAACACATAAATAGACGCAGAGAAGTTCTAGAAAGAATAATGGATCAACACGTCATTAGACCTTTGTGTATTTATAATTACGGACAAATGGACGAATACCCGAAGTTTAAATTTAATCCATTAAGCGATGAGGACGCCACAAAGCAAGCTGAGCTTTGGATTAAAGGCGTACAAGGAATCGGATACGTTCCATCGATTGAGGAAGTAAATCATTTCCGATCATTGGTTAAATTCCCAGCCTCAGATGAAATTGAAATGAAAGCAATGGCACCAGCGTGGCAATCTAGTAAGTTCGCGCAAGATGCCGCGCCAATTGACGAAGGAAATCCCAATGAGGATGACGAAGAAACCGGTGAAGAACCAACACCAGGAGAGCCCGCATCACTAGAAGAAAAGAAAGAGTTCGGCGTCGGCACTGTTTATAAAACAGGTCCGCTCAAGGGCGACTATAGTAAAAAGGTTGATTTCAAATACGCAGACCAAACTCTTAAGACTACAGTAGCTAAGATCAAAATGGAATTAGAACCAATTGTAGGCGAGATGTTTGAGGATTTATATTCTCAATTACAAAAGAAAAAGATTGTGCAGAGGCAAGACCTTGATCGTGCAGATACTTTGAAATTAAAAAACCTTGGACGTATGCAAAGTGTATTCAAAAGGCATTTTCGAAGACTACATGATGACGGCTTTAAAATGGCAAAAGGCGAAGTTATTAAATCTGACTTTGCAAAGAAAACAAACCTGCCAGTAGCTAATAATGTATTTTTATCTTTCTTAGAAAAGGAGACATACAAATATGTTGGAGATTATGAGGATACTATTTTAAACAAAACTAAGAAGGAACTAATTAAAGCCATTAAAGACGGTAACCATTTGTCTAGCGTGATTTCTGTGCTCGACGATGAGGGTAATAAATTGTCCGATGTGAGTCTTGAGAGATACGCTCGCACGAAGACTACTGAAGTATTTAACCGAGGTCGAGTAGATTATTTTAAGTCTACTGGCGTCGTATCGGCTTATCAATTCTCTGCTATTTTGGACGATGTAACGTCAGATATTTGCGGTGAATTAAACGGCTTAACATTTCCAGCCGGAGAGGCTCCGATCCCTCCGCTGCACTTTAACTGTCGCAGTGTTTTAATTCCCATTACTAAATTCGAAGAATGGTCAGCAGATGGCGTTACTAACTCTGGCCGAAATGTTGATAAGTTTTTAGAAACAAATATTAATGACAAGTGGTTCTCTGTGTACTCTCACGCGCCTTGCGCACACGCGATCCCAAAAATAACAGATCATGACACAGAGTTTCAAACGGAGTTTATTTCTTCTACTGAGGAAAGAGTGACGTATCACAAAAAAGGTATTTCATTTTTAGAAACGACTGTTATATTTACAGACGAGTCAAAGATGATAATTAAATCTAAAACAGATAGGCGACTAGACGATGCGCCAGTATTATAATCCAAAGACTGGGCAAATTGAATCGGTAACAGAAGTTAAAAATGGGGCTACCGGAGCTTCCGGTCCGATCGGCTTGCAAGGCGTTCGTGGAGATAAAGGCGACAAGGGCGAACTCGGTTTAACAGGTCCCGAGGGCAAAGTCGGTTTAGCCGGCGCATCAATAACTGGACCCATGGGATCCCCAGGCATAAACGGCATAAATGGCATAAACGGCATAAACGGCAAAGACGGATTAAACGGCCAGTCGATAGTCGGGCCAATTGGCGAGCCTGGACTAGACGGCTCAGTAGTTCATTATTCAATATTAAAACCTAAAAATAAAATCGGCGTAGACGGCGACTGGGCATTTTGTGAGACCGAAGAAATATATAGAAAATTTAATGGGCAATGGGTTTTTTATAGATCCATAAGAAGCGATGGATCCAAGGGTGGCGGTGGATCTGGTGGCGGCGCTGGCGTAAGTGATCACACATTATTATCAA